GCCAGCAATCGAAGGATAGCCGATGACCGGGAGCATCCACGAATTCAACGCCAAATCAGTCGTGGTGTCCAGTGGCGCCAGCAATGTGGGGAGGGCACTAGGGGACGCGGGATTTGCCATCCCAGTCGGGGGCACCCACAAAATGTGGGTGCCACCAGCGCCCCCAAAGTTAAGATCCTCCCCAAGAGCCGGCAACCCACGCGCGGTGGCCCACTCAAAAGTGGGCCCCGCGTTGTACATCGGTTGATAAACACCCTGCTTAGCTGGGGCTACGCGGACCTTGGGGTTGACAAGAGTCATGTCAGATTCGTTAAGTGGAATCTGCATGGCTTCAAGCGAGTAGTTGTACGCGTTCGGAGACGCGCCAACCACCAGCCATGGCCTCAGGGTCTTAATGCGCGCGGGGTACTGCCCGCTGGTGACAGTGCCCTGGTTGTTCAAGTCTGATGCAACCAGATACTCCGTCGACGAACGAGCGGTAGCCCGCCACTTACTGGGAAACGCGGCTGGTGAGAGCACTGTAGTCGTGACTGCAGTGGACGCAGTGCCACCCATGACGTAAAACTCAGAAGTCATCACAACGTTAGAGGCCGATGTCGCCGGCTCCGACTGCAACACTTGGACCACGACGCCAGCAGCGGTCCAGGAGTTGGTGAAGTCGGTGCCAGCCGGGCCCGTCACGATGTATGCCAAGAGGGGGTACGTGGGCGTTTTCACTATGAGGCAGTCCCACGGAACAGCCCCCGGAGGGTTGATCGTCATGGACGTGACCGTCTCCGGTGTCGCCGCAGGGTCGCACGATGCATCCGGGATCAACGACCCGGTACCACTCGGCGTGGCTGGGCTCAGCGCCTTGATCAACCACTCGGCTGATGCCGGCGCCAGGCCCGCCTTCTCCAGTCTGTTTCTCAGGGATGAAAAATCGGCCATTAGGATAATAAATTAAGCGAGGCGTGCGAAGCGAAGAGTTGTGCGACCGTGATAAATATGACGATTGCAAGCCCACTGACGAATTAGTGGCGTGGATTCACTACCTAAGTGCGGGCGCAGCCCAAACTAAGGCGCCTACACAGCCGAGAGGGGCCGGTCAGCCAAATCGGCCAGATCGACGGCCATCAACCGATCGAACACGGGATGGCACAAAAACCCCTGTCGGCCACGAGCTTGCATGATCAACTCCTCCGCGTCGCGGACGTCATCGGGGTTCAAAGAATAACGGGCGCAAAATGCGTCCATCATCGACCCACCCGGTGACCGCCCGCGACTCCAAATCTTCGTGGCGCTATAACTAGCGCCAGACCGGTCGGCCGCGACCCCGGGATCGTAATGCGCAGACAAAAATGCGTCGATCACGGGCATGCCGCGGCAGGTCGGCATCAGCCCCAGCACAATGGAATTAAGGAAGGCTTGACGTCTCTTGGGCGGGGGCGGTCTGACGGACCAAAACAACCGAGCTAAGAGGCGACCGGGCTTAGGCATGAACAACCAAGTGTCTGCCGCCGGAAACCACACCCCGGAGATGAAACTAACATCGCAGGGGTTAGAAAACTTACGAAACTCCGGAACAATGCCGCATGCGCGCTCTGCGGCGGCCAACGCGGCCTCATCAAAATCTCCCTCGACGGCGATCAACAAGTCGTCGCCGGCGACGATGACGTCACCGCGCAAGCCGCACGCTCGCATCGCGCACACAGCAATGGCCATATTAACTAAAGAGTTGCCCAGGGTGGTGTCGTTGTGCCCGGACTTAACCGTACCGAACAACTTATACTTCAACGCGCCCCGGGCGTAATTGCCGGTCACTGAGAAACCGTTAGCTACAAACGCGCAAAAATCATCACCGACGAGGTCATAGGCGGCCAGTCGCACTGCGAGGTGCGCGGCCTGCATGGTGGCGTCCCAACTCTTTCCGTCCCGCTCGTAAAAGTGGGGGTTAGGGATCGTCTCCACGACAGCCTTCATCCATTCGCCGAGATCGGTGGCGTTCAAACCTGACGCCATCGTAACACGGATGCCGTTTCCGACATCACGGCGCTGGAACCACGCGGTGTACGCTTTCTGCAGCGCGTAAAACTCAGGACCAAACAATGCTTGCGTAGCCAAATTAACATAATATTGGATGCCCCGGGCCTTAGTGGGGTACTTAGACGCAAGCTCGCGCTTAACCATCAGCTTAACCCGATCAGCCAAAACGGCGTCATCGTCCACTGACTTCATAATCAAGCGCTGCTTAACAGCGGCCCACTTGGCTATCCACCCGTCCTGCCAGTCAGCACGAACGTCAATAAACAGATCGCAGACAGAACAGCGGATAGACGCCAAGTAATCCACAAACACTTTCATATCGTCCACAACGGGGGGCTGGGCCACGCCATGGCGCTCAACCAGAGCGTTCCGCGCATTGCATTCGCAATTGCGACAGACGTACGCCATACACGTGGCGTTGCCCAAAAGCGTAGCCCCAGCTTGCCCCGACTCACACGACTCTCCAGCGCGAGCGTCTACTGCATCGCGAATTAATTTGTGACATGGGGCGAGCTTACTCACATCGCCCGCCCCCAAACACACAGTGTCCGTAATGAACACGCTAACGGGATTGAAGCCCGGTTGCAAATTTAAACCCGCAGAAGAAACAATACGTCCAGCAACGACCTCAACCACTGGCTGGGGCTGACTTAAAAAGCCTGATACTTGCTGGTGATGATGCGCTCAGCGCTGCGCGTGCGCCGCTCCGATGCCACTGCCCGCCCATCGCGTGCCAACCACGCGACCGCCACCCCAGCCGCCCCAATGGCGCCGGCAGCAGCGCCAACCGCCCACTTACCATGCACCTTGTCCGCCAACGTGGCCCCAACGGCAACAACGCCGCTGGTGATGGCCGCCGCAGCGAACCTCCCACCCCAATAGGTCTCGCCGTCCGGCACGACCAGCCCCGCCACATAGTCCGCGTGCACCATCATGCTAGCGAACGACTTCGCCTGCCTTGCCATGATGTTGGGAAGCTCGATGTGGTACACATCCTGGACAACCTT